AAAATTTAAGCTGGGGGTGTACATTATTAGCTACATCAGATAGAAATGCACCAGATCCGTCAATATTTTTTAACTTCTCTGATAAAGCTTCTACTATGTTTGACCTTCTTGAAGTATAAAGTCTTGGCGATGTCATTATACTCTCCTAGTAAATAATCTTCCTATTGCCTGTTGAGCAGCTATTTCTCTTATAGACGTGTCAATTAAACGGCGGGGATCTCTCTCTGCGCTAGATAATCTTGAACCACTGCTACTTTCAAAGACTTCGTAAGGATTTCTTTGATATGTATACCCAATACTTGGGTGTCCTTTTGCAGTAATACTAATATCGGTAACTCGTACACTCCCTGCAAATCTGCCTGTCCTAAAATTTAGCTTAGGACTACCCATATTCTTTGCTACAGTTTCCGGTAGTTGTTGGTTTATAACTCCAATCATATAAACGGTGTTATAATTAGACTTTTTAGCCCTAGTAGCACCTTTTGCTGCTAAAATAGGAGAAGCTAACCTACCTGACAAAGAAGTTTTACCTGTGGGTCTTACTCCTTTTCCTTTTCTATTCTTTTCTTTAACAACAGAGCTTGTCTTTAGTTTAGTGCTCTTTATAGACTTATCAAGTTTAATAGAAGAGCCCTTACTTTTTTTCACTATCTTCTCTAAAGGCTCCACAACTCTTTTTATTGCTGAGGCCTGTACTTTTTGTCTAGCACTACTAGAGCCTTCTACAGTATCCCAGGGGACTTCTTGTATAGTTCTTTGCATAGCCTCTAAAATAGCGTCCATCTCTTTCTTTTCTACGCCTGATCTAGCTAAATTTTCTTTTGTTTTAATAGGTCTAATGACTAAGCCAATACCTGCGTTTAATCCTCCAGTTTTCTTAACAACTTGGTCCCAATTAATAATAATATCGAAAAGCCTATTATAGATCTTGCTTTGCGCGCTAGAAGAAAGATCTTTAAACTGCTCTGCAAGTACTGCTTCTAAGTTATCGCCAGCTACCTTCTTTAGTAACTGAAAGTCTGCTCCTTCAGAGTCCATAGCTACTGCAACAGCTCCTGCTCCTCCTCCTAAAGTACCAACTGCAGTGCCTTCTGCTCCATGGTCAAACTGAACTTGGGTGCCTGGCTTTTTATTATCGTACTCAGTACCTTTTAAACTTTTAGTTTCTTTAATAAAAGATTCATTAAAAGAGTGGTACCTCTTTTTAATGCCTTTAAAATCAGTTCCAAGAAAAAATATATTTCTTCCTAGCTCTAGTCTATTTCTAGCTAATAATCTTTTAAAAGGCTCAGAGTACCTGCCTTTAGGGAAGGTAGAGGACATTTTAATAAAAAAACTTTTAACTTCAGCTCTATACTTTTTTCTTTCATAGGTAGTTAGTTTACGTCCTATGCCAGCTTCCATACCCAGGGTTAAAGCTGTTACTGCTTTACGGTCTAGTACTAAACATTGACTTGCTTCTTTTGTGCTTAGAACTTTTCTTGCTGCATCTGCTACAGTGTTTCTTTGAGCTCTATCAAGATCTTTGAGCAACTTTACAGATACTGCTTTTCTTATATTTTGCTTACTCATTAAAAGTTTTTATATAAGTCTAACACTCTCTTGATATGATCAGGAAATGCCACACTATCTCGTAAGCTAGTTGAGCCTGCATTTTGAATACTTGCCCCTGCTAAAGTTCTTCGCTCTTTATGCTCGTCTTTTAGGTAGTAGGTAATTAAATCAAATATTGCAAGTTTTAAGTCTGAAGGGCACGCAGAGTACCCTGCAGTATAAGTAACTTTAATTGCGCCGGCCCCTTTAGGCCAGTTCTTATAGGTAGATCCCGTTACATACAGTACACTATCCGTCGCGTTATCTAGATAATAGTCTGTTGTTGGCACGGTGCTGTAACTTTCTGAAACGGAATCTCTTTTCTGTACTGAAACAATACTATTAGCGGGACTCTCTGTTAGTTGTACTATATGAGTATCCCAGTCAATACTAAATGTTTCTACTTTATTTGAGGAGTAATAGTCAATAAGGCTATTACCACAATAAGTTTTTACTAATTGACTCACTGCAGGAACTATAGTTGCAAGACGAAGGTCTTCCTTAGGGCTTGCAATCCCCTCGGCTTCTTTGTATTCTGCAAGAGTTACTAAATCTGTCATAATAAGTCAATTAATAAAAACTTGGGGAGGAGAACCTCCCCAGTTTCTATAGCTTAGCTATTAGGCTACTGCGTTGAGTCGAACTACCGATACGTCAGTTGAAGTGTCAGCAACTAGCTGGTTAAAGCCAAGTGACTGAGTAGCAACGATAACGTTACGCTGGTTCATTACTTCGTAGTCTTGCTCTACATTCACACCGCGGAGGCGTGGAATAGCAAAGTTACGAATGTTGACTGCGAGGCCAACACAAGCATTATCAGCTTCTGCGCCAAAGTTGTCAGATACAATTACGGGAGTTCCGTAGATCGCACCAACTTGACCAGTGAGCTTAGTAGCAATATCAGAACCTACGTCTGTGATGTCAGCAAAAGCAGTGTCTGCGATTAGATCGTAGTAACGCTTCTGTGAAATAACATACACGAGCTCTTCAGGCATCATACCATACTTACCCATCATCTTACGAGCACCCAAGAAGTCGGCTGCATCTACTGAAGTACCTGAAAGGTTAGCAGCTGATACTGAAGTATCAAAGACGTTGGTTCCAGCAGTCTTAATCAAACCACTGAAGTCATCAGAACCTGTTGCATCGTGGTTCAAGATAGCGTCATCAACGGCACGAGCGTGTGAACGTGCTACTGACTCAACCAACATAGGCATTAAGTTGATAAGAATCTCTTCGTCTACATGGTTATCCATGAGAGTAGTAGAGATCAAGCGGAACGCTTTCAAAGTTACCTGTGAAGGCTGTGGAGCAGCTCCACCGCGAGTTTGTAGGTTACCAGCTGCAGCAGCTCCAGTTTGGAACGTAGCCAAACCAGTGTCTTGCTGAATTGGCAATACTTGTGCTTGTGAATTAATCTGGATTTCACGGAAAGCACGTGCAAGTCGTAACTCACGCATGATTTCTTTTTCGATTTGACCAGATACTTCAGTAGCAATGTTAGGCTGTGCAGAAGCATAAGTTACACCAGCTTTCTCGATAATGTCACGACCATAGGAAGTGCCTTCGAGGCCCTTACCAGTCATTACACCAAGAAGGTGTGCATTCATAAACTCTTTGCCCCACTTAGAGACAGTGTTTACGTCGTTTGAACGATCAGAGAATACACGCTTAGACTCACGCATTTTAGTGATCTCATCGCTCTTCTCTTCCAAGTCCTTCTTATACTGAAGAATTACTTCATCCATCTTAGCATCTTTCTCAGCAAGTTTTGCTTCGACGTCTGCAAGAAGGCGCTCAGCACCTGTCTCAATGCCTGTCTTAATTACAGACTTTACAGTTTCAGCTTCGAGGGTTTTAGCAGCTTCAACTTCTTCTGCTTCTTTTTGTGCAGCTACAGCTGCGGCTTTTTCTTCGGCCTGTCGAATTGCAATCTTAGCAGCAGTCTCTTCCGCCACCTTCTTAGCAAAAGCGTCCAGGTCGATTTCGGGAGTTTTTACTTCCGACATGTTTATCTCCTTTTGAACTGACTTTTCAGTTCCATCCGGTGTATCACTAGCTTCAAATGAATCTTCATCTTTAGCCAGAGACTGACCGGCTAGATCTACACTATTAGTGAAAGTTTTTTTGAACTCATTGTATTCTTCAATAGAATCAAATGACTTCGCCAGAGAGAAAGTAGCTGCTTGGTTACAAGGTACCGATACTACCGATACTTCAAACAACTCAGCGTCCTTAATCTTTAATCCGTCGGTTTCCGATAGGTAATCAGCATCCTTGACTCGGAAACCAACAGAAAATGCTCCAAGAATGCCTTCTTTTACAAGCTGCGCGACATGATCGGGCGCAGACTTAGAAATTTTAGCCTTTAGTTCGAGACCGTTTTCAGTGACTTTAAGTCCTGTAGCGCGGCCGATAGGCTTGTCGTAGTTATGATTGAAAAGAATGATAGGATTCTTCTCGAAGTTACCAAGGCCACCCTTAGTCCATGCTTCTGCTGAGATTGTATCCCCAGCTCGGTCGAAGTCAGCAGTGCTAGCCATTCCACAAATGTGAACGCTACCATCGTCATCTTCGTCAAAAGCCTTAAAGGTAGAAGTAAGGTTAAAGATTTTTTCCATTATTCTTCACTCTTCTTTTCTGCTTTAGCAGGCTTGCTCGGAGCAGCTTTAGGCTTCGGAGCAGGTTTTGGAGCAGGTTTTGGCTCCGGCTTTTTAACTAAGTCAGGGTGATGTTTTACCAATGCATGAAGTAAATACTTCCAGGCTTTAAAGCTTCTTTTTATTGAGGGAACTGATAGGGCTTCTTTAGGCCCTACAATACCTGTATAAGCTTTATATTCAATATCAAGAGGTAATCCAAACTCACTGAAATGTTTATATGCAATATCTAATACAGTTTTCTTTACTCGAACTGCCATTTATTCTTCTCCTTCTTCAGGCTCGGGAGGTCGTCCTCCCTCCTCTGGGTTTGTTGCACTACCTGCAATATTCGCAGGTACTCGTATCTCTTCGGTACCTTCTATAGCCTCGAAACCTAATCGCTCTCTGGCTTCAGCGGGAGTAATAATACCGCCATTTACTAAAGAAGTATAGTACGCAGAAGAATCTCGTAATTCAGGCTGTAATGCCGGAATATTTGTTATGTCTTCTGATAATGCAAATCCAAAGTATCTTTCTAATCCAAAATTCATCTTACGAACAATTGGAAGAATAGTTTCGAGATAGTACATACGCATATTAGGGCGAATGTTTGCATTGTTTCCCGAGTCAAGCATAATAGGGGGTACGCCCAGTGCTTTTAAAATAATCTTCTCATTTTCAGCAATAGCTGCTTGAAAATCTAATTCTTTAAAGTTTACATTTGCTACAGAGTCAATTTCAATACCACCGTCTAATATGAGAGGGCGTCTTCCACCCGCATCAGGTCTATATCTAGCAGTCCATGACTGTATCATTCTTTCTTTGATTTTTTCGGACAGTGTGTTCGGGGATTTTAGTACCAGCCCTGGAACAGCGCCGTTCTTAAAGAAGTTATCTTGAAAGTCTCGCATGCTTCTCATAAGTACCATTGTACGTAATGCAGGCTTGAGACGTGAAACTCCTCGATAAATAGAGTAGAATGAGTTGTCCTTTATGTGAATAATTTCACTAGGCTTATAATTTATTACTTCATTGAACGTAAACTTTTCAATATAAGTACTATCACTTGTGTGTATGTTTACCTTGTTTGCGGGTAGATGATAAAGGTGTACCCCGTCAAAGTAAATAAATATGTTTCCGTCAATTAAAAAATCAGTAATTAAGTTACGGCGAAAGGTGCTAATATCTTGAAAAGGGTTAGGTTCTTTATTGAGGAGTAGCTCGACTCTAGAACGCTTAATACCTTTTATCACACTTTGCATACCCTGAACCTGTCTTCCAACAGTAGTAGGTATTTCCGCTGCGTCGTCTACAATAAGGTTGACTCCGCGATTTACAATTTCTAAGTCTTCATACGCTCTCTCGTAGTTTATTGTTCTTTCTCGAGAGGGGTCTATTTTGTGGTCATAATATGGCTGCGCAGGGTTTAACTTTTCCTCCGCTTCGGGCTTTTTGCCAATTATCCTATCATACCATGCCATGTTTTTCTCTTTGAATCTCTACCCAGCGCATTTGCTTTTTTGCTGTCGCTAGGGCTGG